TGTACGCGTGACTCGGCCCGCCCGGATTGCAGGTCATGTATACCCGATGCGGAAAGTCGTTCGCGCCGCGGCAGCTGGCCGCGATGATCTTCAGCCATTCCTCCTCCATCTGCGTCGCTTCGTCGATGAATATCACGTCGTATTCCACGCCCTGGAAATGGTTCGCGTCGTTCGCGCTGTCGTAATACTCAAAATGGATCGTCGCGCCGTTCGGAAAGTAGAACGTCCGTTCCGCCTGGTTGAATTTCGCCAGCCCGCGCAGCATGATCTTCATCGGGATAATGTGGTTGTTCCGCACGTCCACCAGCGTCCGCCGCACGATGCAGATCTTGATCCCTTCGCTGTATGCGTCCGGCGCTCCGTACCGGTTCGCCAGCAGGCATCCTTTCACCCGCAGCACCCAGCTCTTTCCTCCGCCCCGCGCTCCGCCGTATCCGCAGTACCGCTTCCGCATCCGCAGAAACTTCAGCTGCTTCTCCGTCGGCTCGATCCGTACAATGTGCTTCGCCACTCAGTTCCTCCGCCGCTTACGCGTCCGTATCCTCTCCGTCCGGTTCGATGACTTCCCATACCGTGCCGCCCGCGGTTTCCGCGGCCTTCGCCTTTTCGCGCTGCTCCGCTTCCCATTTCTCCCGTTCCAGCGCGATCTTTTCCTTCGCTTCCTTCTTCCGCGCAGCCGCTTCCTTCTTCCGCAGCTCTTGATCCATGCTCGGCAGCCGGTACAGATCCCGCTGCGTCATCGTGGCCAGCTGCACGGCCTTTGTCAGACTTTCCGCGTTCCGCAGCGTCCGCCCCTGGTCAAACAGCGTGTATTCCGGTTTAGCCTGCGCCAGCTTCGTCATCTCCAGCAGCGCGTCGATCAGCTGTCCGTTCGCGTCCGCCAGTTTCATCAGCTGCTCCTCGCGCACGCGCACAATGCGGGCGCGTGTCTTCGTCCTTATTTCGTCCTGTATTTGTCCCTTCTCGTTTTTCCAGCCTTCCTTATATGCGCGGTTCCGGATCGTCTTCTCGGCCAGGTGGTATTTCTCCGCCAGCTTTTTGTATGTCGTCCCGCCCTTCAGCCACTCCGTCCGGATCCTGCTCCACGGCGCTGCCATCCTTCCTCTCCTTCCCTGTTTTCTTTTATTGTGACATCTTTTGTTCTTTTATGGTGGTACAACACTAACGGCAGGCTTTTCGCCTGCCGCTGCGTGTTGTTATCCTGCCTTCTGTTCTTTCTTTTTCCTGTACAGTTCCCGTTGTTGTTTGTTGATCTTTTCCCGGTTGTTTTTCTGATATTCCCTCCGCCATGCCTTCCGCTTTTCCGTCTTTTCCCGCATTCTGTTGTATTCCGTCCGGTTCCTTTTTACCGGATTTGCCCGTCTTTTTGCGTTGATCTCTTCTTTGTGTTCCTGATAATAGCGCCGTTGGTATTCTTTTCTCTCTTCGATGTGTTCCTGATAATAGCGCCGGCTGTATTCTTTCCAGTATCCGTCAGGCCGGATTCTCTTTCTTCCCATCGCTTTCTCCTTTTTCCTCCACGTTTTCCGGAAACATCTCGTCCGTTTCCATGGCCAGCCGGAACGTCAGATCCTCGCATTCCTTCTCGATCTCTTCGTCCGTGTATTCCGGTTCCGTCCCGTATACCTGGAACATCACCGCGTAGTCAAAGTTCTTTTCCTTTCCGCCTTCGACCGGATACACAACCGCTTCCTCGATCATGTACTGCAGCGTCCCCGGCATCAGACTATGCGTCTTGCTGCATTCCCGCACCTTGTCCATGATCTGCAACGCACACTCTCCCAGCGCCAGCGCCCGCGCCCGCCGGTTGTTGATCGCCCGCGCCCGCGCCACGCCGCCGTACGGCATCCTCCGCTGCTTCAGCTCCTGCCTGTATTTCTCCACGGTCATCTCGTCCTGGTACTTCTTCCCTTCCCTGTCCATGTGTCCTCCTCCTTTTGCCGCATGACGCAGCGAATATATACCCCGTCCACCACGTCCGAATAGTAGACGGAACATTTCACATACTGATACCCCGGATACACTTTCTCCATGATCTCCTTCGCTTCGTTCCGGAAATCATGCGCGATCCTTTTCACCCGGCCGTTGCTCATCTTCGTGTCGCTCGTCCGGCTCTTCGGTTGTTTCAGATTCCTGCTGGCGAACCATTTCTTCCGGTTCTTCTGCTGCTTCACGATGTACCGCGCGATGGCTTCCAGCCCGTTCTCGTCCGGACGCAGCCTGTCCGCGTTCGCGTATCCCCGCGCCCATATCTGCTCCAGCTCCTCCCGCGCCATCCCGCCGCTCATCAGCATATGGATGTGGATCCGCTCGCGCTTCCCGTCGTCGTTCCCTTCGATCATCCCCGCGTACTTCAGCGGCTCCATCCCGCGCTTCTCCCGTATCCGCTTCACCTTCAGCAGAAAATTCCGCAGATCCTTCCGCGCCCGGCTGTATTCCGGCGCGTTCGTGTACGTCAGCGTCAGATGTATATCATCCTGCGAAAAATTCGCGTCGCACAGTTGGATGAAATGCCGCTTTGCCCGTTCCATGTTCAGCCGCTGCATTTTCTCCGGCGTGATCCGGCTCTTCGCGGCCCGCGCCTGCTGTTCCGTCCTCCGCCCGAATACCGGATATACTTCCGCTTCCAACCGCGGCCCGGCCTTCGTCGTCTTCGTCCGGTATCCCATGCTCCCGATCCGGATGCTCGTCGGCTCAGAACGCCAATAGGATGCCATCAGATCTTCCGCTTCCGGATTCAGCTCAGCGTCGAACAGCCCTTCGTATTCCCATCCCATGCTTCGCGTCCTCCTTTCCTGAGCCAATGCGGGGCGGCACATCCGCCCCTGCACCCCACCTTATGACCGTTCCGCTCCGCGGATCCTGCGGATGTACAGACTTCCAATCCGTCTTGTATATACTTCCGCTCCGAACCACAATATGTGCGTAAAGATAATACTCATTACAAGCCTTTTCAGCGGATCACCATCCCCGCGTCCGGACTCCCGTCCCGGTGAGCTTATATAGTAGAAGAAAGTCGCGCGGGGCCGGAATCGAACCGGCCGGCAGATTTGTGAGTGGCACATCCTGGTCGAATGATGTCTGCCATCCCTTTCCGCGCATATAGTCTCCGGATAGCGGATCTCCGTCCACGCCTTAATCCGGAGGAAACAGCTTTATTCTTTTTCCCGCAGCCATCGGATCCCCGGTTTCTTTTCAATCAGCGGGCATTCCGGATATCTCTTTTTTGCTGATGAATATGCGTATTCATGCGGTAAACTGTCTGTATTGTCGTTTATTATGCACAGCGCCGAACACCATCCGTCGTAATAGCACGGACAATCTTCGCATTTCTCCGGCATTTTGATCTTTGGTATAATCAGCATCTAAAAAATCTCCCGTTTGTTTACATGGATCTAAACAGCTGATCATGGATCTCATGCGACAATCCCATGCAATCAACCGCGATGTGTTCGATCTGTTTGATCTCGTCCAGCAGGCATCTCGGTTCTTCTGTATTTCGTTCTTCTGTTCCCTTGCCGTCCAAGCTTAATTTGATCCGCATCAATGTTAATTCGGTTTCCATCAGTTCCTTCCGGATTTCCTTCACGATCTCACTTGTTGACATTTCCCTGCAGCATTCCGGTTCCGCTGCGATCGTCGTTTCTCTTGCACAATAGTCCATCATTTTTACATCCTCCGTCTTATTGTTGCCTTTAACTCACTCCATATAGCATCCGCAATTTGGGCAAAAGTCCCATTTTCTGTCCGTTTTCGGATATAACCAATTACAAACGGAACACCATTTTTCTTGTGGTATGTCCTCAGATTCAATCCATCTTCCTGTCATTCGTGAGTCCTTCTGTCCTTGTCTGTATGCTTCTTCATACCTTGCTTTGTCTTGTGTTAATGCCTGTTCAAGTTTCTTTTTATCCACATCCACAAACACTTTCTGAACAGCCTTCAACACTTGTCCGTCAAACTCCATAGCTATTTGATTCGCTATGTTGTTTGTTGTTATTTCTATCGGTGAATCATATATTGGTCGCATATCTGCGTTCCCCCTAAAGCGTCATTTAATACCCATGCTCTTTCGCGTACGCGATCGACTCCATCGCTTCCGTCGCGTACTTCCCAGCGTCAAAGTCCTCCCGGAATCTCCGCACTTCCTCCGCGTTCCTGGTTTCGATATGGTTCACGACCGTTCTGCAATAAACGCAGTACAGCGCCTTTCTGTGTCCGGCCGCCCGGATCCCGCCGCGGTTCCGCATGATCGGTATTCCCTTCTTCCCGCAGCTGATGCACCAAAAGTCGCTCAGCGCTTCCCGCTTCTTCCTGCTTCCGGCCATCTCAAT